AAATATTTTTCGTCCGTGCAAAGCCGGCGAATCTCCTCCATGACTGCTGCATTCAATTTTTCCACGCGCCAGTTGGGATTTTTGCAGAAGTCGGCTTTACGCATATCACTGCTTCCGTTTCTGGTGTAACACTGGTAATACCTATACTGCGGACCGTTCTTTCTTTTAGTGGTCACACAAAAATAACGCGCGCCGCAATTCCCGCACCAAATCAAACCAGAGAGCAGGTGTTTGCCGTGGTATGGGTTCTTCCAATGCTCTCCGGTATTTCGACTGATTTCTTCAATTCGCGCCTGTGCTCGCTCGAAGATTTCACGGTCGATAATAGGTTGATGCTGTCCATCAAATTCTTGTGTGCCGTATTTTATTTTACCGATGTACAGGCGGTTGCGGAGAATCGTGGAGATGGATCCGGAATCGTTGTATGTGCTGTACTTGTTGGTGAATCGGCCTTGCATTTCTCTGGATATAGCATGGAACGACAACTGTTCATCAATGAAGAGACGGAAGATTTCGCGTACTTGCAAAGCTTCATATTCGTTTATCACGAGCTGTCCATCCATGAAGTCATATCCAACAGGAGTATTACAGCCGCCGCGCCACAGACCGCGCTTGGCGCGGCCGAGACGCCCCATGCTCATGCGGTCCTTGATGTTTTCGCGCTCCAATTGCGCGAAAACAGAGAGAATCCCAATCATGGCCATGCCGAATGGGGTAGAGGTGTCAAACATTTCCGAAAGGGAAACAAAAGCGACATCGTGAGCCTTGAAAACGTCCTCTATCAAATACATGGTGTCACGTTGTGAGCGTGACAACCTATCCAATTTGAAAACCACAACGCGGCGAATGAAACCATTTTTGGTGTCTGAAATCAGCTCCTGAATGGCGGGCCGCTTCAAATTGCTTCCGCTGTGCCCAGGATCTACATATTCTTTGGCAATGGTCCACCCTTGCGCGTCGCAATATTTGCGCAGGCGGTCTATCTGTTCCGGGATACTGTAACGGTCCTCGCCGGCCTGCATCTCGCTGGACACTCGAACGTAAATCGCGGTAGGTAATAAATCCTGCAAAAAAGCACCTCCAAGGTATGACTTGCCAAGCCTACCCCGGAGGTGATATAATCCGATTGTCGGGCGGATTATCCTCCAAGGGTAAGCTGTTCTATTTAAACGCTTCGGTGGTAGCGCACCGGGGCGTTTTTTTATTTTTCATCTTCTTCGGACGTAGCTATCGGCTTTGGACCGCTTTCTATCCACTCTTTCGCAACAGCTCCGATCACTTTCCCCTTGCACACAACATTGGTGCCGAGAGGAACAGGTGGGATATGAGGCTGTAAGGATTCGAGATGATCCTTTCGGCGTATTTTCAGGAAAGGTTTTCCGTCAATCAGGAACAGCCCCTGTTCGCCCTCAAAAACATCGGGCTGGGACTGTATCATGATTACGTCGTCAACGCTGTAAAACGGCTCAAGGGATTTATCGACCGGAACCAGAAAATCTGCTCGTGCTGTTACAGAGTTCATTTCCAAGTTCATTGTTCGAGTGAATGAATCTTCCCACTTTTTCTGTTCTGACATAATGCGTCCTCCTCGTCAGCAAAAGTATTTTGGTTGGCCGAAGTAATCGACCCACTTTTCAATAATTTCACAACTGCGAGCCTCGAGAATGCTCAGAACAACTCGAAGGGTTTTTGTTGGGATTTTCGAATTGTTATTCGCCAGAAGGCATTTTCCTGTTTTGGTGATCCAAACCTTTGTGGCGTTACTGGACGGGATTCCCTCGGAGACATGAACGTGAACAGGTTCGAGCGGGACACCCTCATTTGTCCAGAAATAAATGAGATACGGCCCAATTCTAAATATTTGCGGCATTATCAAACCCACCTTCCCGCGCGAGGCCGATAATGATGTGTGCAGTGGATTCTAAGAACTCCTGAAAGTATTGAATTTCCTTATCGGAGTATCCGACAATATTTTTCCATTCGTAGCTGGGAAGATAGCATTCTGCAGAATCGAACCCGCCATTCACGGGCCGCTCAAAATAAACTTTGACGTTTTCCGAGCCATCGACGAGACGGCTTTCCGAATGCACGATTTCCGTGCCATCATTCAGCGTCATAAATGGATACATCATGAGATAGTCCCTCCATTTCGTGTCGTGTCCTCAAGTTACAAGTTTGTACTGTTGAGGATAAGACGTTTTTGCAATATCTTTGAATCTTCTGCCGCACCTGCTCAGCAAGTATCCTCTGATACAGTGAATAATCCACATCGCTGACGGGTTCCAGCACTTGTAATATTTCGCCGTTTTTTCGGCTGACAATCAGGCGCATAGTAAGTTTCCTCTTCATGCGTGCAATGTAGTAATTTTTCCTTTACCGCCCCGGTTCGTGCCGGGGCTTTTTTAGTTTACTCCATGAAATACAGTTCGCAATTGTCACAATAACCGTGGCGATGCCCGTTCACGGCTGCCATCCTTACATGGGCAGTTCCACCGCATGACGGGCAAACGAACGTATAATCCTTTTCAGGGCGTTTGCACACTTTTAAGGCTGCAGCTATGAATTCTCCGGCCCGCTTGAGTTCTTCCTTGTTGATTACATTCTCCATTGCTTAATACCTCGTGTTCGATTACACCCAGTGCAACCAGCCAACAGCCTTTCCTTCGATGGTGACTTGATTCATTTCAGCCCCCACGTAAGTGAGCGGAGGATAGGCACGATTTTCAGGCTGCAGAACGATACGATCAACATACTTGTAAACTCGCTTTAGAGTGGCCTCGTTGTCAATTCTCACGGCGGCGATTTGTCCGTTTTCGACATCTGGCTGTTTACGGATATAGACCACATCGCCGTCATCTATTCCAGCATCGACCATGCTGTCACCTTCGCAAAGCAGCGCGAAATCGACGTGGTGGCCAACAGGTACGTCCAAATAGTCCTCAATGTTTTCCTCCGCAGTGATAGGTTGTCCGCAGGCGATGCGGCCCACCAGCGGCACTTTGCAGGTCTCAGGAAGAGGCATAAAACCCGGGGGAACCTCTGTGGGCTTGCTGGTTACCGCCCACCCCATGAGGTAGGCGGGGGTAGTGTCGAGGGCTTGAGATAATGGCTCCAAAATATCCACTGGCAGTTTTTCAATTCCACCGTTCTCATAACGATACACAGTGGCGGCAGACACTTTAAGTTTTTTGGCGAGATATTCAGCAGATAATCCTAGTTCTTTACGACGCTGTTTTATACGTTCTCCAGTAGTCATATACATCCCTCTCTTTAAATATAAGTTTATATCTATTTTTGCAAACATGCAAGTCAAAAATGCAAAAACAGAAAAATATTTTGCGTTTTTGCTATTTTTATGTTGACTTGCAAGAATGCGAGTGGTATTCTATAAGCAATGATTCGCATTTATGCGAGAGAAAGGAGGGACGAAATTGGCGACAAATATGCAGCTACTGAGAGCCAAGA